CTGGCCGACGTCGGCGGAGGGGGGCGGGGGGCGGCAGGGCGGCTGTTCCGCATGGCTCACGACTGGACGGTTGGTCGGGGCGTTCCCGATACCGTGCAGATGAGCCGGAAGACGTTCCACCTGTGGCAGAAGCTCGGCGACTTCTGCGCGTCCATCTGAAAGGAGAGGTCCGAATGGAAGAACGGAAATGGATTCTTGGCGATGACTTAGCAGCCTGTGATAACCTGCTGGACGGCATTACGTTTGATGACGTGATTCTCGCCGTCCACTGCAACTGCCGCGTCATCAGCAGGGAGACCGTCACGAAGCAGTTCTTTGAAATCCTCGAACAGCGGCTCTTGGACATGAACGAATTGCTCAACCGCAACATTGACAAGATTGCAGAAGAAGCACGAAAGGGGAGAGAATGATATGAAAAAGGTCGTCAGTCCGTGTTTCTGTAAGGTCTACACCAGAAGCGGCAATGAAGCGACTGCGCGGGCATTCTGCGAAATCCAATTTGAGAATGGCAGACTCAGCATCACCGGCGTTATCGGCCCTCTGCGCAGCGGTGGCCACCGTGGCAGCGCCGGTCAGTGCGTTGATGAAATCCGCGAAGGCTGCCCCTGCGATGAATGGACGCAGGAAATGCTCGACAAGTTCTGCTCCATCTGGGACGAGTGGCATTTGAACGATATGCGTCCGTACTGCAAGCACCAGAAGGAGCTCGGCTGGGATAAGCTGGCCGTCACGCCTGTCACTCTGTACCACTATCGGCTGAACAGCAAAACCCTCCGGCGGCAGGAATCCATGAAGAAAAGCTCGTGGAAGATGCTCTGCGATGGCATGACCGCAGCCCTGAACGATAACCAGATCGAAGTTGCTAAGTTGCCGTACAGCCTTACGCTTCCTCACGAAATCTCCGGCGATGCAGCTTTGTATTACGAACCGCAGAAGCCTCTCTATCCCGGAATGGCTGGCGCGACCGAAACAAAGACCCTCGGCTGGCTCCATCCTGAGGAACACCCTGATGGCATTCTCGGCAAGCCCTGCCCGGTCTGCGGCTACAAGTACGGCCACTCGTGGTTGACGGAAGAAGTCCCGCAGGATGTGATTGACTGGCTGTGCAGCCTGCCTGAGTCGCCCGTCGAACCGGCGTGGGTGTGATTATGAGCGCCTATGAGCAGCTTTCCATGTTCACCATGAACGTGGACTCGATTACTGCCACCTGCTGCATGGATGGTTGCCCGGCTCGGGCCAGCCCGGTGGAGCCGTGGATGGCAGCGCTCATCCCCGCTGGAGAGTATGTGGTGCAGGTTGCTGGGCATCCGCTGGTTCTGCGGCCCATGCCCGGCAGACAGGCCGACATCCAGCGTGGGCATGAATACTACCACTACATGATCGGCGGGCGGCTTTATGCCGGCACATTCGTTGGGAGGAATGCACGATGATGGACAAGATTGTGGTCACAGCGGCAGACATCGAAAAGCTCCTCGCATGGCGAGATGAGCACAACGATTTGGTTCGTTCGATGCCGGTTCCCCTGCGAGAGGTAGAAATCCAGATTGTTGAGAGTGGTATCTCCATCAAGTGCTTCCGCTCTGACAAGAAGCTGAAGCTCTACCTCGACAGCCCGGCCCGGAAGCTCGGCCACGTTGTCTTTGCTCCGCTGGGCAACGGCCTGTGGAAGAAGAAAGTAAGCACGCTTCCTGCGGACTGTAACCCCACCGAAACCGAACAGGGCGCTTTGACCGTGTACGGCTCCCTGATGGCGCTGATGACGTATGGAGCGGTCAGCATCAGGGGTGAGAAATCCGCCACCTCAACAAAGGCTCCCGCCAAGCGCATAGGCTCCACAAAGCCGCATACGGCAAGCACCACATACATCATTCACTCGGCTGGAAAGCAGCTCACAGTGGTTCCCAGAGGCCACCATGCAAGCCCGGCCTGCTCCTTTACCGTAAGAGGCCACTTCCGCCACTACAAGAGCGGAAAGACGGTCTGGATTGCAGAGTACTGCAAGGGGACTGGCCGCAGCCGGGGAAAGACCTACAAGATTGGAGGTGATCTGGGTGACCGAGAAGTCCGAATGGCAGTTCCTCGTTGATTACGTCAAGGATGACACGACAGACTTTCGCAACGCCGTCTGTCGCAGTCAGCTCATGGCCCTGTGGACTGCGTACTGTATGCACAACGACCTGTGCGTTGATACGAAGATGTACGATGCAACGCTTTTTGATTTGTGGCTTGCCGTTTCACTTGAGCGGCGATGTGCCTTGCGCATCTTCCGCTTCAGTGAGTTCGATAATTGGATGAGCCAGTGGCTCGTATAAGAAAGGAGTTTTTATATGCTTATGTTTTCAAAAAATGTTCCTTATATTGCTCAGGCCGGGCTGCTCCTCTCGCTTGGCGCCGACAGTCACGCAAAAAAGCTCATCAATGACGCGCTTGCCGAAATGACCGACGGCATTTGCGAATTTGCACAGGGCTATATGCGTGCTGATTTGCAGCTTGTTGTTGCAGCTCTGAAGGCCACAGTTGACGCGCTGGAAGCAGTTCTCAATGACGATGATAAAGCCTTCGCCGATGATGTGTACCATGGCATGAATATTGCATCTATCGACGTTTCCGCATTTGTGAGTCAGGCAAAGGAAGGTGATAGAAATGACCAATGAACGCGCAGCCGAAATCCTCAACCCCACCCATTATGAGGACTACGACAGCCTCGAAACCGTGCAGGAAGCCTGCCGGATGGGCATGGTGGCCCTGAAGATGCAGATTCCTGAAGTGCCGCTGGCTCCCGGCGCTATTTTTGACTTCACCTGCCCGCACTGCGGGAGCAGGGACTATCTGAAGAACGAGGACGGCAACCGCAACAAGTTCTGCGGCCAGTGCGGAAAAGCGCTGGACTGGGGCTGCGCTGTTGAAGGAGGAGAAGCATGAGTAAGGAACTGATGCTGTTCTACAACGCAGATGGCAAATGGGCCGTCTACGATGACACCTTCGACATCACCATCCATTGCGAGTCCCAGAAAGAGCAGGACGAAGCGATGGCGATGCTGCGCAAGGCTAACTCCAGCGCAGGAGAGGTAATGAGTCCTGAGAACATGGCTCATTCCTTGATGGCCCTCTGCAAGGCTCACTCTGATGCCGGGAATGGCTGTCCGGGCTGTCCCTTTGACAAGCCGACCAGCAACAACGGCGATGGTGAGTGCCGTCTTGGCGTTCCTGACAGCTGGGATTTTTGAGGAGGTAAACCATGAAGAACGATGCCGTGTTCAATCTTCTGCCGGAAGAAGAACTGCTTGCCCAGCTTGCAGAGGAGTGTTCCGAAGCCGCCAAAGCGGCCTTGAAACTCCGCCGCGCCCGCGATGGCGTGAATCCTACGCCAGTGTCCGAGGAGGAAGCCTTCAGCAACTTCGTTGAGGAGCTTGCCGACATCTACCTTTGCTCCATCGTGCTGTTTGGCGGTGAGCTGGACGATGACGACCCCTGCAATATGTGTGATGCGGTCGGCGACCGGATGGTCGAGATCATGGAGCAGAAGCTCGCCCGCTGGAAGTACCGCTTGATGAAGAAGGAGGAAGTCGATGTCCCTGAAGAATAAAGCCGTCCTCATCAGCATCCGCCCTGAGTGGTGCGACCTCATCGTGCGGGGCAAGAAAACTATTGAGGTGCGCAAGACCCGTCCGAAACTGGAAACGCCGTTCAAGGCGTACATTTACTGCACAAAAGCCCCGCAGCACCTCATCACCATTTTCAAGGATGGCGAAGAAACGATGGACGGCGAAATCCACCACGGGAAACCTGAGTTCTTAAAGTGTGATAAGTACCTGCCAGACAGCATTCGTGATAAGACCCAGATGGTTATTGGGGAGTTCACCTGCGACGATATTGATAGAATTACGCCGCTGACAAGCTCTATTCCGGGAAATCTCGAAGAAAGGATTTTGGGAAGTTGCCTTACAGCGCAGCAGGTAGAGGCCTACGCAGGATGGAAGGGTTGGATGCGTTTGGCTGACTGCCGCGATGCGTACTGCTGGCACATTTTTGGTCTGAGAGTTTACAAGAAGCCGAAAAGCCTTTTTGATTTTCACCGCGCCGTTGATGAAGATGAGCTTTGGTGTGAAAAATGTGCTGTTGGAGGAAAGAAAAGCACAAGCTGCGGGTTTTGCTATGGATTGGACGGGCTTAGAATCCGCCGTCCGCCCCAGAGCTGGTGCTATGTTGCTGAGGCAGAGGAGGACGATGCCTTATGAGTAAGAAACGGTATCTTGAAGCTGAGATGCTGAAAGAGTTCCTGCGCATGGGCATGAAGGTAGGCCATATCCACACATTACGGGATGTGGAGAACTATATCGACACCCAGCCAGAAGCTACCCCGCAGGAAGTGGCCGGTCAATGCTGGAGAAATTCCAAGTATGACCCGCCGACAGAAGCGGATGCTGACAGACTCGGAAGAATCATTGTTTGGGGAGGCGCGATCAAGCACGTTGACATCACATATTGGGAGAATGCAATTTTTTACCCTGTGGACGTTCCGTTCTGGATGCCGTTGCCTGTAGCGCCGGAGGAAAAAGCAGAATGACACGTAAAGAAATGTTTGACCTCAGAATTGCAAGTGATGGATTTCGTTATGCGGTCAGAAAAGCGCTGTTTGAATGCTCCAAATTTCCGCCCTGCACCGAGCGAATGATCGTTGAGGGAAGACTGGCTGAAGCGCTGTATTTTTCAGAGCGGATGATGGAAAAAACGTACAAAGACCTTGAAACGGAGGAAAAAACTAATGTGGGCTGAAATGTCTGATGCAGCCAAGTGGATGGCTGTTGGAGCTGCGATTGTCGCAGCCGTTATCGTAACCGGGCAGACATACCCGTTGTGGTTCTTTCTGATTCCGATGATCTGTTGATGAGGAGGTGCCGACCGTGGAACTGAAGAACAGCGAGCATTACAACGACCCGACGCCGTATGAGGCGCACAAGAACATCCGCAAGGAGGAGCAGCTTGAAGCTGCCAGGATGCGCACCATCAGCGCGTTGGTCAGCGCATTGAAGCAGGTAGCTGATCTCGCCGGGTTCGAGATCGTGGGTCGGGTTGTTCTTATGGACAAGGATTCCGGGAGGATTTTTAGATGAGTACCCCAAAGTGCGAGATGTGCGGACGGGACATACCGAACGCCAAGAACCGCCAGAAGTTCTGCCCTGACTGCGTAAAGAAACGTCAGGCCGTGCAATCCCACAAATCTTATCTCAAGCACCGCGAGTATTATCTGGAACGCAGCCTTGCTCAAGCTGAACGTCGGAAGCAGGAAGCGCTGGAGGAAAGGATGCTGGAGGAACTTTTGCTCGCAAAAAGACCGGAACCGAAGTACAGCATCACTCAGGTGGTCGAAAAGGCAAAAGACCTCGGCATCAGTTACGGCTGGTGTTCGTATCTGCTTTCGGTCGGAAAAGTCTGTATGGAATGAAAGGAGAGCGCTTATATGACGCTGATTACGAAGTCCGAAGAATTGATGGCCGTTTCTGTCCGGCAGGGTGTTGAGCTTGCCGCCATTGAGGCCAAAGTGCTGCTGGGCTATCTGGAGGGGCATGACTACAGCCTGATGATGGATGACAAGTTCCATCTCGCCCTGCATGACAATCAGGACGGCGAGAATGCCGACAACGATCAGCCGTACACCATCCGGGACTGCATCGACTTCTGTCAGGAGATGAACAGCGAGCTTCTTCTGGAGGAAGCGGGAAAAGAAGGCGGCGACCCGGACTATTTCAGCGAGCTTCAGAAGGACGAGCTGATTCTGGGCATGATGATGGAACGCGCAAAGGTAGCGCTTCCGCCCCGGACCAGCACCTACGATGTGGTCATCGTCGAATACCTGAAGAAGGTCGTATCCGTCGAAGCGGCGAGCTGGGAAGAAGCCAAGATGCTTGTCAACGAGGCGTGGGACAACGGAACCTACGTCTTGACCGCAGATGACTTTGCCGGGGTGAGCTTTACGCTCGGCCGCTGATGTCGTCCAAAAAGCAGTTGCATTATCGGTAAGCATCTGTTAGAATAGAGATATGTGGCACTATACCGAGTAAAAAGGCCCCACACGGGGCTTTTTTGCTGCACAGATACAAACACTCTTTGGATGCAAAGGCAGAATTCCAGACGAAACCAGTGACACTCCTGTGTTTTGAAAATGCTCGCATTTTCGCTGCTTTCCATACCGGTATCCCGACTCCCGTCAGTATGGGGGATGCGATGCTGATTCTTTGATTATTTTTCCCGCTATTCTGTTGTTGATGAGCCTGATCCCGGGCTTTTTCATGAAGATCGCACGGCTGTTTTCCGTGCACAGAAAGGAACAAAAACTATGCCTTCTTTGACGACCTATAAGCTGCTCAAGCAGGAACACGACGCCCGGCGGGGCGAGTTCAAGACCGTGCACGGCACGGTGCAGACGCCCGCTTTTCAGAACGTGGCTACCGCCGGCGCCCTCAAGGGCCGGGGGACTGCTCCGGACCCGAA